AATTTTGTCAAACAGGTTAAGAAGAGCGTTGGAGAAGGCGTTACTAATACAGTATCTAATGTGGCTAAGAACGCGCCTTCTGCAGCTGCTAACGCCGTAGTTTCACAGTTAGCCAAAACCACAGATAAAGAAACTGCTAGATTACTTAAGCAGATATTTAAAGACGCCAATATTAAGATTGACGATAAAGAACCTATCAAGACATACAATGTTTATGATATGTTGAAGAATAAGGGTCGATACTCAACAAATGAAATGCAAGAGGCATATAAGAGATATCTTGCAGAACAGAATATTGAGAAGATGGTTAACGAGAAACGAAACAAGAAAAAGAAGAAAAAGGAGGACGATTGATGAGTGACATGATCTATTGCACTGAGTTAAACAAACCTCCTCTTTCTGATGATACGCTTACCCATTTTGGCATTAAAGGAATGAAATGGGGTAAGCGGAAACTCCGAGATTCTCTTAGAGGGTTAAAAAACAAACGTAAACGTAAAAAGAACAACTGGGGATTGCTCCCAGAAGGCACAGGTCGAGGTACAGGATCGTATGAATCTCAGGAACGTCGTAGCCGTGGGTTCTCAGGAACTATCTATAAGTTTCGTGAAGTTTCCCCAATGCAGGTGTTTGAGTCTGCTATGTATAAGGATCCTAGGTATAAGAGTACTAAGAATGCCATCAATATTTCGAGGGATAAGCGATTCACTAGGCAGGGAAGCGGTATAGACTATAATCGAGATAAACGATTTACTCGTAACTACAACGGTATTAACGTTTATGCCGACCCCAGATTCCATGGAAAGTATAAGAGGTTTAAATAATGTACACACCAACATATTTAGGCGAGATACCGCTTGATGAAGAGACCCTCGCCCACTACGGTGTTAAAGGAATGAAGTGGGGGCGGAGGAAAGTTAGAGCGGTTAAAGGAAAATTAAAAGGGTTAAGAACAAAGTTAAGATGGTTAAAAATAAACCCGCATGAATCAGCTCGTAAAACCAGAACCACTTTGGAGAGACACTTACCAGATGCCAGAACAAATGAAGAGCGTTTAGCTATACGTACATCAATTGAAAACGCATATGCTCGAGAGACTGGCGATAAGAAGTTTAGGCAATCTACAAGCGGTGGAAAGATAAGGACACGTTGGCGAGATGGTTCTATAACCGTTAACGATAGACCGGAAGCAGAGATAGCTGCAGATATACGAACGTATAAACGCAAATACAAAAGATAGATCTTCAAAATGAGGAGTAAATAACTATGACTTTGGGAGATAGACTGAAGCATAGCTGGAATGCGTTTATTAATCCTACCAATGGGTTTCGATACGACTATGGTCGATCGACATATATAAATCCAAATAGGGTTCGAATGTCGATGGGTAATGAACGTTCTATAGTTACTGCAGTGTATAACAGAATAGCTATAGATGTTTCGATGCTAGATATTAAGCATGTTAGAATGGATGATAACAATGAACGTTTTAAAGAGGTTGTTGACGATTCACTCAATCAGTGCTTAACGATAGCTGCAAATAAAGATCAGATACCACAGCAATTTATACAAGACGTGGTTCTTAGTATGTTTGATGAAGGATCTGTGGCTATAGTTCCTGTTGACACATCTACGAATCCAAAACTCTCAGAATCATATGATATAGAATCTTTGAGAGTTGGTAGGGTTATACAATGGATGCCCGACTATGTTAAGATACGGTTATACAACGATAAAACTGGAGAGAAAGAAGATGTTACACTTCCGAAGTCTATGGTGGCTATCGTTGATAATCCGTTTTATGCAGTTATGAATGAACCAAACTCAGTAGCTAAGCGTCTAATTCATAAGTTGAATATTTTGGACGCTATAGATGAACAGTCCGGTTCAGGAAAGCTAGACGTAATTGTACAGTTACCAGGCATCATCAAGACAGAAGCCAGGAAGAAGCAGGCAGAAGATAGGCGAAAGAATATTGAGGATCAGTTGGCCGGTTCTAAGTATGGTATAGCCTATATTGATGGTACTGAGAAAGTTACGCAGTTGAATCGATCAGTAGAAAACAATCTGATGAATCAGATCACGTTCCTTACGAGTATGCTATACAGCCAGTTGGGTATGACTGAAGAAATCATGAAAGGCACTGCTGACGAGAAGACCATGCTTAACTATTACAACAATACCATTGTGCCTATAATAAGTTCAATTGTCAATAGTATGAGGTGGAAGTTCTTAACCAAGACGGCAAGAACCAGGCATCATTCTATAATGTATTTCCGCGATCCGTTTAAGAATACGCCAATTAGTCAGATTGCGGAGATGACTGACAAGTTTACACGTAATGAAGTGGCTTCTTCAAATGAGATGAGGTCTGTTATTGGATGGAAACCTGTAGATGATCCGAGGGCCAACGAATTGCGTAATAAGAATCTTAACGCAGAAGCAGGTTATGATCCGATGTATACTGATAACGGCGAGGAAGGGGGTATTGGTGCTGGTGGAGTCATGAATGAAAACATCGGCAAAATGAAACTTTCCGAGTTGGCTAATGTTTAAAAGGAGGAAACATCAAAATGGGTAGTACTTATGATTTTAGTGGTTGGGCTACTCGCAACGACATAGAATGTGCTGATGGTTTAACCATTCGCCAGGATGCATTTGCCGATTGCGATGGCATCAATGTACCCCTGGTTTATATGCACGATCATAAAGATCCCGAGAATGTACTGGGTCATTGTACACTTGAGAATCGTGATGATGGCGTATATTGCTACGGTGCATTCAACGACACAGAAAAAGGCCAGATGGCCAAAGCTCTCGTGGCACATGGAGATATTACATCGCTCTCAATATTTGCAAATCAGCTTGTTAAGAGGGGCAAAGATGTGCTTCATGGGGCTATAAGAGAAGTATCGCTTGTTCTTGCAGGAGCAAATCCTGGAGCAACAATTGATTTCCCGATTCTTCAGCACAGCGACGGTTCATATGAAGATATCGAAGACGAAGCTATCATTAGCTTTAAGCAGCCGTTCTCAGTAAGTGACGAGCTTGCTCATTTCCTCGATTATGATGAGGATGATTATATTGAGTGGGACGATATGGAAGAGGATGACGATGAAGACGATGACGATGATGAGCCCACTGTAGAAGAAGTAATGGATACCCTTGATGAAGATCAGCAGACACTGCTTGAAGGTATGATGCAGTTAGCATATGATCAGGGCGTTCAGGACGCCAGCGGTGAAGCCGATGACGACGAAGAAGAAGACGACGATGATGAAGTTGCACAATCAGCAATAGGAGGTAACAAAATGCACAGAAACGTATTTGAAAGAGAATATGACACTACTCTTCAGCACGGCATGGATGAGACTGAAGCCAGTGCAATTCTCACAGAAGCTAGGAGTGGCGGTCAGTCTCTTAAGGCTACCTCCCTCGCACATGGTATTACAGATATTGATTGGCTGTTCCCGGAAGCTAAAGCTGCTTCCCCCACGCCTGACTGGATCAAGAGAGACACCGGTTGGGTTTCTGGTGTTATGAATGGTGTTCATCACACCCCTTACAGCCGAATCAAGAGCATGTTCGCTGATATCCGTGAGGATGAGGCTCGTGCTAAGGGTTACATCAAAGATAACTACAAGAAAGAGGAAGTATTCTCGCTGCTTAAGAGAAGCACCACTCCTCAGACTATTTACAAGAAGCAGAAGCTGGATCGTGATGACATCATTGATATCACCGATTTCGATGTAGTAGCTTGGATCAAGGCTGAGATGAGAATGATGCTTGACGAGGAGATCGCTCGTGCAATCATGATCGGTGATGGCCGTCTTGCTTCTTCTGAAGATAAGATCCAGGAAGATCATGTTCGTCCTATCTGGAAAGACGCTGATCTGTATTCGGTAAAGGTTCAGGTTACTTATGCAGCTGGTGCTGATGACAACGCTAAGGCACAGGCTAACATCAAAGCCCTGATCAAGAATCGTAAGCTGTACAAGGGTTCAGGAAATCCCAAGTTCTATACAACTGAAGATGTACTGGCTGATATGCTGCTGATCACCGATACCACCGGCAGATTCATCTATGATTCTATTCAGACTCTGGCAAATAAGATCCGTGTATCTGAGATCGTTACTGTTCCGGTATTTGATAATCAGACCAGGACCGATAATGGACATACTTATCAGCTGCTTGGTATCATGGTTAACCTTCAGGACTACAATGTAGGTGCTGATAAGGGCGGCGCTGTAAACATGTTCGAAGACTTCGATATTGATTACAACAAAGAGACCTACCTGATCGAGACCAGGATTTCTGGTGCCCTCACGGTTCCGTTCTCTGCCCTGGTTCTTGAGACCGAAGTTAACGGATGATTTTAAGGAGGAAAAGTTATGAGAATTTACGGCAAGGGTTCAGACGATAGAGCCACAAACGTACTGTTCGTGAAATCCACGAAGCTGTACACAGATGCAGATAAGACAGTTGAGGTTAAGAGATCACAGGTTCTCAACATGGTCGCTAATGGTAAACTGTTTATCGATAATGGCACCAGCTATGTGCTTCCTACATCCGTTAAGCTTGACGGATCTCAGGTTGTAGTAGGTGAGACGACTTACAGCATCGCAGCTGATGCCTGACCTTCAAAATGAGTAGGAGATAAAGATGAGATTTCATGGGAGAGTCGGCTACGTCGACACAGTCGAAACAAAACCGGGATTATGGGAAGAAAAGTTAACGTTCCGAACATATTACGGTGATGTTATACGAAACACAAAACGTGATTCGCTTGGAAGTAAGGTTAATGCTGACATACAAGTCACAAATCAGATTAGTATCGTAGCCGATCCCTATGCGAGAGATAATTTCTTCAAACTCAGATGTATAGAATGGCAGGGGGCTCTATGGTCAGCATCCGATGTGGACGCATCACAACCGCCTAGATTGATCATATCCTTGGGAGGATTGTATAATGAGGACTTGGAGTCAACTTCAGGAGATTCTTCAGGAGATTATGGGACCTAATAACAAGGTATATTTTCAACCCCCGGAGAATCTCAAACTCTCGTACCCTTGTATAGTGTATGAGAGGAGTAATGCACTGGTTAACTATGCGGATAATAGTCCGTATATGAAAACTAAGCGTTACACAGTAACTTTAATGTGTAGAACTGCGGACAATGACCAATATCTTGATAAGCTTTTGGATTTACCGATGTGTACATTTGATCGAGAATTCAAGACTGACGGAATTGTCCACAGCGTGTTTAATATTTATTTCTAAGGAGGAAATAACTATGGCAGCAGGAAAGCTTAAATGGGATCAGACCGGCGAAAGATTTTATGAGACCGGTATAGACCATTGCGTTCTTTATCCTTTTAATTCTTCAACTTCAGCTTATGATGATGGTGTTGCTTGGAATGGTATCACTTCGATCTCAGAGTCACCTTCAGGTGCAGAGTCTAACGCTCAGTACGCTGACAATATTAAGTATCTGGATCTGCTTTCTGCAGAAGAGTTTGCAGCAACCCTCGAGTGCTACACCTATCCTGATGAGTGGGAGCTTTGTGATGGATCCGTTGCCCCTGTTTCAGGCGTTAATATTCATCAGCAGTCAAGGAAGACCTTCGGCCTGTCCTACAGAACCAAGATCGGTAACGATGTAACCGAGGATCTGGGATACAAGCTTCACCTGATCTATGGCTGCAAGGCCACCCCTTCGGAGAAAGCATACAATACTGTTAACGATTCTCCCGAAGCGATCAGTTTCAGTTATTCGATCAGCACCACTCCGGTTAACGTAACCGGTTATAAGGCTACATCTATCCTTACGATAGACAGCACCAAGTTTACAGAGACTACTCAGAGAGGCTACCTTACTAAGCTTGAGGATATTCTGTATGGAAAAGATGCAACAACAGATCCCGCAGCTGAGGCAGTAGCTCCTCGCCTTCCTCTTCCCGATGAGGTTATTGGCATTCTTAACGGAACAATTAATAACGGCTAATAAGTAAAGATCTATAACACGGGGCCTTCAAAATGAGTAGTTTTTGGAGGCCCTTTACTCACCAAACAAAAGGAGAACACAGATATGTTAAAGAAAACGATCAAGTACGAAGATTTCAATGGACAGATGAGAGAAGAAACATTCTACTTCAATCTCTCGAAGGCAGAGCTCATGGAAATGGAGCTTAGTACACAGGCTGGTGTCGAAGAGATGATCAAGATGCTCATCGCTACAAAAGACAATGCCAAGATCGTACAGATATTCAAAGACCTGATTCTTAAGTCATACGGTATTAAGTCTGAAGATGGTACCAGATTTATCAAGAGTCAGGAACTTAGGGATTCTTTCGAGCAGAGCAATGCCTATAGTGAGTTGTTCATGGAGATCCTCGGCAATTCCGATTCGCAGGTTAATTTTATTAACAGCGTAATAAGCGGTGTTAATATGCCGGAGATGAAAGAAGAAGAGGCAATTGCAAAGCTTAAAGAACTTGGCTACGATACTTCTAGGATCGAGGAGTCTTTGAAAGCTCAGCCTTCTAATAATGTGGTCGCAATCGGTGGAGCGGATAAGACTGAAACTGATGCCTAAAATAGTAACCATCCCGGAACAAGAGATTTTTATTCCGCCGGATAGGTTCGTATATACAAAAGAAACAAGTTTTAAAATCGAGCACTCATTAGTTGCCATAGCTAAATGGGAAGCCAAATGGCATGTTCCCTTTTTAGATATTAACACAAAGAAAACTAATGAAATGATGATCGATTACATTAGATGTATGACGATATCTCAGAATGTTGATCCGGCTGTATACAACTGTATACCTCCGTCAGTTATACAAGAGATTAACGATTACATCGATGATCCTATGACCGCTACCTGGTTTACAGATACTCATAAGACAGGTAAAGGTGAAATCGTAACCAACGAGCTCATCTACTATTGGATGATAGCACAACAGATTCCTATGGAATGTGCCAAGTGGCATTTTAATCATTTAATGACTCTTATACGGGTTTGTTCAGAGAAGAATGCGCCACAGAAGAAGATGAGTAAGAGAGACATTTACAGTCAGAACCGAGCTCTTAACGCTGCAAGGCGTAAGGCTCACGGCACAAAAGGATAAAAGCTATGAGATATAGTTTTACATCAAAAGGTGACTGGTCTAAAACCGAAAGTTGGTTAAAACGGATCAGAACAATGCGAAACGCAAGAAGAATATTGGAGTCGTATGGTAGAAAGGGTGTGGCTGCTCTTTCTGCTGCGACTCCTGTTGATACTGGAGAGACTGCTAGTTCGTGGTCATACAAGATAGTTCAAAATCAGGAGTCTATAGAGTTAGCATTTGTTAATAATAGTGAAACCAAGACTGGAATCCCGATCGCGATATTACTCCAGTACGGTCATGGTAATGGTAAAGGCGCTTATATACGTGGACAGGATTATATTAATCCCGTTGTACAGCCAATATTCGATGACATAGTTAATAACGTATGGAAGGAGGTGGTTGAATGAGTGCAACAATTGATGATAGAATCGTCTCGTTGGAATTTGATAACCGACAGTTTGAAGAAGGCGTTCAGGAATCACTGGATACTTTAGAGAAATTAAAAGGCTCTCTTAAGTTGGAAGACGCTGCAAAAAATCTTTCAGCCATCTCCGATGAAGCAATAAAAGTTGACCTTTCACCTATAAGTGATTCACTCGATAAGTTATCGGAAAAGTTTTCTACACTTAGGATGGTCGGATTAATGGCATTGTCCCATCTTGTTGACGGGGCTATGCAACTAGCGGGAAAACTCGGGGATATTTTGTCAGCGCCTCTCAAGCAGATCAAGACTGGTGGTTGGTCCAGAGCGATGAACATCGAAGAGGCTAAATTCCAGTTAAGTGGTTTAGGTGTTGCTTGGGAAGAAGTATATGATGACATCGATTATGCTGTTTCGGGAACGGCATATGGGTTAGACGCCGCAGCTAGAGCCTGCGCTCAGTTTGCCACCGCTGGTGTTGAAGCTGGCGATGATATGAAGAAAGCCTTGAGAGGTATTTCCGGTGTTGCCGCAATGACCAGTTCATCTTATGATGATATAGCTGAGGTTTTCACCGATATTTCTGGTAAGGGTAAAGTTGCTGCAGCGGATCTTAACCGATTGGGTCAGAGAGGCCTTAATGCTAGATCCGCGATGGCACAGTATTTTAATGAAATAACCTCTGGTGAGAAAGAAGCTTCTGCTGAAATGACAGCCGCTATCTTAGATCTTACCGAAGGAATGGAAGTAACTGAGATTGACATAAGGGAATTCACCAAAAAAGGGTTGATAAATTTTGAAATGTTTGCTAACGCCATGGATGATGCGTTCGGCGAGCATGCAAAAGAGGCAAACAAGACATTCACAGGTGCATTATCGAATGTTAAATCAGCCCTTTCGAGAATTGGTGAAAAATTTGCCAAACCAATCATTGATAATGCTATTCCGGTACTGAATTCGGTTCGATTGATGATTAACGCTATAAAGGGTGATATGGATCCTTTATTTGATGTTTTTTCAGATTTTGCCGAAATACTTAGTCAGAAGCTATCCAAGGCTATAGATGGAATAACCTCTTTATTAACTTCTGAAGATAGATTTGAATGGCTTGGAACACTATCTGATGCTATATATTTAGCAGCTACCAATATTTTAAGAATTGGTAAAGCCATAAGCTCTGCATTTAGTGCAGTATTTAATGGTTCAGCGCAGAGTAAGATGGTGTCATTCGCTGATACTATTTTTAGGATAGTTCATATTTTAACCCCTTCTGACGCTACTCTTAGAGGACTTCAATCCACATTGGTTGGTCTTTTTACAATAATCAAAACGATCGCCACCGTGATAGGTACCCTTATATCTAAACTTGGCGGGCCTCTATTCCAGATTATTGTAAGACTTATAGGTCTTGTTGTAAGGATAACAGGTTTAATCTCTGATATTATATTGGGAATTGTAGATATGATTTCAGAGAGTGAACTCATGCAGGATATTTTTGATGGGATCTGCATAGTTCTAGATCTATTGATGTTAGGTTTGGATAAGTTAAAATCAAGCCTTTCAATGATCATATCTGCAGTTAAGAATGGATTAGGTATCATAACTCCCATTTTAGAGAAGGTAGGAATGGTATTACTCTCCATTTTAGCACTTCCTTTCTATTTGCTTTATGAGGCGTTTATACGAATAATGGAAATAGATTGGGAGGGTCTCGCTAACAAGATCATAGAGATAAAGGACAATCTTGTAGCATTTATAGAGCATGTATGGAATCTCCCTGTTGTCCAGACTATTGTTGAAGGTGTTACATCGGCATTTATGTTGCTTGCCGGAGCTGTATGGAAAGCTGTAACTTCTATAAAGAAAGGCATTGCAGCTTTACTTGGCGGTGAAGTAACTATTGAAGATATTAAGAATAAAATACTATCTATCCCGGAATCGTTTAGAAACATGATCGCCAAGATAAAAGAAACATTCCGAGAGTCTACGGTGTTAGAAGTTGTTGGTACGTATCTTTCTCGTATGCGCGAGATGATAGGCGGGTGGGTAGCTAATATACACGAGTTACTTAAAGGATTAACCCCTGCTAAGTTATTATTGATAACGTTCTCTGGTTTAATGATATTATTAGTATTCCAGATGAATAGGTTATTTGTCAGCTTACAGTTGATTGCTAGCGGTTTTAAAGGACTTATATATAGAACGCTTGGTCAGAAATTAGTGGGTAACATAATGACATTTGCAAAAGCTATAACTGCTATAGCAGTGTCGTTTAAGTTGTTATCGACGATACCTATGGATAAACTTAAACAGTTGTTTATCATGATGAGCGCGTTCCTCGGATTAATAACGTTATTCTATTATTTAGATACCTTTATATCTAAATTCGCTGGCCTATCGCTAGGTTTAATGAAATTTTCCGGGGGGTTAGTTATATTTGCCAGTGCTGTAGCTATTCTTGCCGCAGCATTTAAAACTTTGGATAGTGTTGATACCGAGGGTGAAGGATTTAAAAAGAAAATTTATATACTTGGTGGAATTGTCGCTGGTTTATTAACCATCTCATTCCTTGCATCAAGACTAAAAATCTCTGGAATAACAGGCATGTTCCAGATGCTGGCATTCGCGACAAGTGTAGTTCTTATAACAAAAGCCTTAGCCCAGTTAGATGGTATAGATCTTAAGAAGTTACAGGGATCTTGGAAAGA